TGCGGTATCGGTTCACCCATGTTAATACAATCTAAAACATATATTCTAGAATCTATTCTGTTGTAAGTAATCACAACGAAGGCTGCATGAGCCTTGTCTCCCATCGCTGGGTCAAATCCAATAATTGTGTAACCTTCTACCGCAGTCGGATGTCCCACGCCGCCTTGGCGCAATGGACCTTTTCTGCGTTGACCGTTGGTACTACCTTGCACCAAAGCGGGTGGGAAGATGGAATCTTCTTCGACATCCTCCTGCTGATATACCAAGGCCCATGTTGATGGTGTTACCTCGCTACGTCTTCTCTTTAATGCTAAGCCATCCCATTTCGGGAAGAGTCCTTCTTCGTCAGGTTCTTCAGAATCCCCATCCCAAGGAAGGTCCGACTTAGGCCAGAGCGTCTTCCAGTCTTTAGGGTCTTCCGAATACTCAAGAACAGCAGGCATGCCCATATAAGTAAAAGGGCTTTTACCACCAGACCAGTGCTTGGTCTCACGGAGTTCTTTGTAGAAGTCTTGCGCTGCAATTCGTGTCCCTACGATTAGTAACTTACCATTTTTACCCAGACGGGTAATAACTTCTTTTTGTAGCCAGTTGATTTGTTTTTCCCATTCATGGGCGTTGGCTGTTGTAATACAGTCATCAAGAATGATGAGGTCAGCACGTGCTCCATAAATTTGCCCACCCATACCAAGTGCTTGGATGGTGGGGTCCTTCTCGCTAGAATTTCTAGCATCGCTCCCAAGGTAAACGGTGTCAACTCGCCAAGTGTCTGAATCTTCTTTCCAACCACCTTCGGGGCCAAAAGTTGTTTGCAACTTTAACCAGCGTGGATGGGAGAGTCTCTGCTTGATGGCGTACACGAATTCACGTGCCTTGACCAGCGTTTTAGAAACCACGATAATGCGGATATTTGGATTGAGAGCGATACGGTATGTGGAGTAGTTTACGGTGACTACGGTACTCTTGGCGTGCTCAGGTGGCACGTTAACCAATAGACGGGCTGGGTCACCCTTTTCGTAAACCATACTAGGGTGGAGCCACGAAGGCTCTCTATCCTCTAGTAAGTCAATCCAATCTTGATGGTGTGGAAATAATCTTTGATTTAAAAAAATTTGCGAAAACTGGGGGAAATCTATTTCCTCTTTTGGGATACCCAGCGAGGCAAGGGAAGCATCCTTTGCGGTGGCTTTAGCCTCCGTTAGGTCAGCAGCAAACTTCTTATCCCTGAGCATCCATATTCTTACAGTGTCAGGTTTTTTGCCGCACTTCTCCATAGCCTTATGGACAGAGTGGCCTTCGGCCACCAAGGCTAGAACTTTAGCCTTTGCTCCTGCCATAGCAAGAGATTTGGGGTTAGTACCCCCCTTTTCAAAACTCATAGTCCTGTCCCGTTTTCATTAGTTGTAACAGTCATTCAGTACATCCTGTAACGCAAGTCCCCCAAGGACTTGCTACTGTTAAAAATAGAAACAGTCTCTATACTGTTTAATCCGTTCAACAGCCCAAAACGAACACTTTTAAACAAAGTATTTTTTTATTAGCCAAAAAATCAGTACAAAATAGGACAAAAGGATACTAGTATGGGGGATATACTTTGTACGGGAAAATCTTTATTGCTGATACATATACTACTTCTACTCTCCATTAATCACTCTGGGGTCAATACGACTCAGCCTACATCACATACAGGACCTGGTTGTCCTGATTAGAGAGACGCTGAGCGGATAGCAGTCTTCGGCGCAGGCCATTAGTAAATGGGCGCCTCAGTTAATAATAAATTTCGTGCTGACATGGCAGTAAAGCCCATGAAAAGACTGGGCTTGACAGCCATGTAATGTGGGACTTGTTGTTAGTAAATAACTAATAACCGCATGGGATTTTCCCCTGCGCTTAGTGCTAGGGGAAAAGTCCCCTAGTGTAAAGGAGATAATCATGAATAAGTTCTCATTTGAGAATGCCCGTGTTAACAAGGTCTGGGATAACAAGAACCGTTTTAATCTTGGTATCCTTGACACCAGAGCAGTTGCTCAACCAGACGGTTCCTACCAATCCGTCTTCGTTGCTTCCCGCATCGTGACTACTGCTAACCCTGACCACCTTGAGTTCATCCGCAAAAATCTTGTGGATACCTCAGACGCAGTGGTCAACATCAATGGTTACATGGAAACCAAGGCTGGCAAAAAGGCTGGCACTTGGTATGACAACCTTGTAATCACTGACATCGCACTGGCCTAATAAACCAGCCTGATGACATCATTTGCTTTGTCATCTTCTACGCAGTCCTTCTCATGCTCACACGAGAATCCAGCCACTTGGTTGGATACTCGTGATGAGTATTGCGTAGAATGTAATCTACTTCAAGAAGGTTCTAGTGCCGAATACGCACTAAACTTTCAGCAGATTAATAGGAGTGAGCAGGAGTCAGAACCTGCTCAATCCGTTAACACACCTGATGAGAGAGGGTATGGCCATCAATGGACTAACCGTGATGGCGAATACCTAGAAGGTGCTTACGATATAACTGACCGTGCACCAGGTTGGTTATTCCTTGGCAAACATGTCTTCCCTATGTTTGAACCAGATGAGATGAATGCTTATCTGGCTCTTCCATCATGGGCTACGATTTGTAGCACATGCCATTTTCAAATCAATAAATACATGGGTTGCTTAGAACATTGAGCAACAGGCAAGGTGGGGATTTTGCCTCACCTTGCCACCAAAATTTTTTTTATTTTGCGGGACCACAAAGTAGGTTCATTGGATAACTACGAGTCGAACAAGGAGTATGTATGTATCTAGATACAGGAACAATGATAGGTATTATGATAGCCCTTATTGCTAGCATCTTGACCATTGGATATAGCATCTATATAATCAAGACACAGAACGAAATCATTCAGCGCATGAGTGATGTATCTGCAACCAGACGTAAGATGGAAAGGTAGATAGCAATGAGAACAGAACAAGAACTACTTAAAATCAAGGAAGCATTTGCTCTATCAACAATGGACATGCTTGATGTGTTTGACGAGTTGCTTGCAACAGGCAGGCTATATGTAAACGATGAGCCAACCGTTAATGACCTCGCCAAAAATCAGGATGAGTCCAATGCTTGACGAAGATACTCCCCAATGGGAGCACACCGTGTGGATTCTAGCCAAAGTTAGATGCCGAACCACACATATAAATATAGATACAGCAGGTGATGAAGCCCTTGATGACCCATCAGAATGGCATGTGTTAGAGTTTGATAAGGGTGTTAAGCACAGCCAAGAGATTGTAAGGGTGAAATGATTGAACAAATCTTTGCAAATTCATACCTCACAACAACACAATCTTGGACATTCTTACTACTCTTTGGATATATCACATGGAGGTTTATTAGATGAAAAGATTGTTAGCAGGGTATTTAAGTTGGCTACTAGCCTTCTTATCAATACCATTCTTTCCCAGTCCAGCATACGCAGTAGCAGTAGCAACACAATTGCAGAACAACTGCATAGACACATCTACCTGGACACCACGAGTAGCCAAGGCGTACGCCAAAGCCTTGATGAAATGGGAATACCCACATTGGAACAGGTCTGAATACACAGCACTAGCAAAACTTTGGGGTAAAGAATCTGCCTGGAAACATACGGCAGATAACCCTGAGTCTACTGCTGGTGGAATCCCACAAATTTTAGGGCTTGACCCTAACACCCCAGCCCCGCTCCAGATTGAGCGTGGGCTGGAGTATATCCAACACCGCTACAAAAAACCATCAGTTGCATGGGCACATTGGCGTGCAAATGGATGGTACTAAGTTTGGCATAGTGAACCAGCGTAAGGACATTACAGTCTGAAAAGCAGCGTAGTTTATGCCAACTTCCTGAGCATGAAGTCAAACTGCTCACTAACCAACTAACAAAGGAGATACAAATGGCAAGAGGAAATGGCAGAACAATCAATGTAAAATTACCCACAGCAAAGGTAATTACTGCATTGCAACAAGCGTTAGCCAAGTTAGAACTTGACTACACATCACAAGACCAAGCCGAAGCAAAGTATCAAGAGGCTACAGAAAAATGGAAAAAAGATATTCAGAAGTGGGCTATAGATAACTTTTCTAAAGCAGAAAATGTTAGAACTAACTATCGTTCATGGAGTAATACTCTTAATGTTGACTTCGATATTATGACACAAGAAGGAAACTTTCCTGCTGAACCAGAGCGTGACTTTGAAACAATGAATGTTCATAGTTATCGTGAGATGAAAGAAGAGATAAGCAATGCTATTCGTATCCTTCAACTTACTGATGAAGAAACAGTATCAACATCTACTTACAATTCAATAGCCAGGTATTTGTAACAGGTCGGGCGTCTGCCGACAGGGGCAGGACGCCCTCTAACAAAGGAGATAAAGTGATAGATACAGACTATGCCTTACTTCGCAGTGAAGTAAAGTCCGAGTTAATTAATCAAGAAGGTAAGTACAATCCAAGTGACCGTGATACTAATGTTCGTATTGTTGAGGACATTCGTAAAGCAATTGACGGTATAGCAGATGGTGTTATACCATCAGCCACACACATAGCAGAGGTAGCAATTGCAACCAACGAGAACCTACAAATCCGTGACTTTATCATGGGTGTTCAACAAGAAAAAGATATCAACTATGTAGGTGAATACATATCATTACTTGGTAATGTTATTGTCAAAGACAAAGCAATCCCATTAGCCACAGTATTTTGTGGATACCTATATCAAACTGAAGACACAGAACTAGCCAAAGAAATGTTGGTTGATATACTAACTCTTGACCCAGAGTATCCATTAGCAAAACTATTAAGCCGAGTATTCTTGGCTGAGTGGCCAGCAAATGAGTTTGCTAAAATGGCACAACAACTACACTCTAAAGTTGTTGATACTATCTACGCAATAGATACTGAGGAAGTAACTAATGACAACTGATACTCTCATACACGGAGCCGTACGCAAAAGCGCATGGCACAAAGCAGGCGTAGCAGTAGAGGCTACATCAGCCAGTGAGGTAGCCAGTCAAGCAGGATTAGATTGGTCAGTATCATTGCATGATATAACTGCAACCTATACAGTTCCAGGTGAGAACGGAACTAATATGGTTAAAGATTATATCCCAATAGAAAACAAGAAAGCGGTTATTAAAACAGACCCATATGGTCAGACATCAGCCATTAGTGTAGTAGGTAATCGCTATAAAGTATTTCAGAATGCAGAAATCTTTGGTGCATTAGATAACTTAATTGATTCTAGTGGACTTAGATATGCAGCAGCAGGTGAATATGATGGTGGTGCAAAAGTCTGGATGTTAATGGAAACTCCAATGGAGATGACCATTGCAGATGACCCGCACTCAGCCTTCTTACTAGCCAGGACTAGCCACGATGGCAGCAGTTCAGTCATAATTAAACCAGTGATTGAGCGTTTGTTTTGTATGAATCAAATCAATAAGATATACAAGAACAATAACAAGTATACTTACAGTTTAAATCATACAAGCAATGCAATGCTATCAGTGTCAGAGATTGCCAACATCATACGATTAACTTATGATATGGCTAATGATTACACCGCATTGGCAGATACATTACTTGATAGAAAAGCAAGTCATGAGCATGCCAAAAATTATTTCAAGCGTGTGTTCCCACTACCTAGTAAGATAGAGGAAGCACCGTATCATTTGTTATCAACAGGTGAGAAAAAACAATTTACCAATGCAATCAATGCTAGAACTAAATCATTTGATATCTATGCTACCTCTCCTACACAGGAGAACATACGGAACACAGAGTTTGGTATGTGGCATGCAGTTATAGAGTGGGCTGACTACAATGCTAAGGGTAAGAACCTAGCAGTTAGCACAATGGCTGGTCGTAATGATGGTGTTAAAACCAGAGCATTAGAATTGCTAGGTGTATGATGGGTAGAATATCAAACTATAAAGAATGTAATGTATGCAGACAAAATAAAATAGTAGTATCAGATTCATTATTTGCTAATGGTTTGTATGGCTATTGGTGTGATGACTGCGACAAAGCAGGGGGTGCTACTCATTCACAAACATCTATAAAGGTTAAGTAATGGGTAGAAATTTTGCTACAGAACTAGCCAGTTCTAATACAGATTTAGAGTGGCAAATTAAACTACACTTACAACACAACCATTAC